AATTTAAGCTTTGAGTATGTAATGATTCGATAGTTTCATAATCTACCGAAGGAACTTTTAATTTTATATTTACCTTATTATGGAAAAAATGGATAAATCTTTTTAACTCTTCCTTTGTCTTTATTTGTTTCAAATTTATTTTTTTTAAAATAGAGACCGCATCGTTGGAACAAAGTGGACAAGGTAAATGTCGACATATTTTTTCTATACATTGAATTGCATCTTGTATCTCGTCATAGTTCCCATCATTTATACATAAAGTCATCGTATGAAAAAGACGCCAAGTAATGTTACCCCATATTTTTTTGGACATAATATAAAGATATAAACAGAATAAATTTATGGAATTGTGTCTTATTAGTAAAGAACCTATGGTTCATTCGTTACGACTGCCTTGTAATCATAGTTTTGAATATATTTATTTGTATTACGAAATTATAGAACAAAAAAAAACATCATCGAAAGGGTTCAAATGCCCATATTGTAGAGTATATTACGAACAAAATATTCCTTATTATGAAATCGACGAAATCGAAAAAAAAAGTAATGTAAACTATAAAAAAACACTATCCATATTTAAATGTGGTGAATGTGACCAACCAGCTCATAAATATAAACACGGTGATTTTTGTATAAAACACTCTAAAATAAAATGTAAAGGGATTTGTAAAAATGGTCAACCTTGTAAACATAATGCTAGCGATGGATTTTTTTGTAAGTTACATAAAGATTGAATTTAAACTTTATCCATAATAAATCTTATGGAAGAATCGCAGAAAAAGAAGGCACGAATGCTGTTCCATATCAGCATTTTACAAACTCAATTGAAAATTATTTTAGTATAATAAAAATGCTGTATATTTAAAAATAACTAAAGGAAAAATGTGAGAAAAAAATAATTAAATAAAATCGGCGTTTTACACCTTTGCACATTTAAAACGCCGATTTTTTAATGTTTTTATTTTATTTCCTGAATATAATAAAAAATTGATTTATAATTTCATTATTATTAAATAACTTTTATGAACTTTATCAAAATGAACCAAACTAACGGATATATTTATGTTAGAAATCATCCATCGTATGATGTTGATGATGCGTGTAAAATGGGTAAGGCAATTAATATTCCTGAAAGAGATACACAATATGCTACTGGTGAGATTAAGAGAGGATATTTTGAAGTAGTGTATGAAGTTCCTATTGAAAAAATGGGAATTATTGAACGCTTATTACAAAATGAGTTTTGTGAATTAAATGTCAAATATGATGCTGGAACCGAGTTTTACAATAAAAAAATAATTACTCTTATTGAACCTTATATAATTACACTTGGAATTAAATATAAAAAATTATCAAAACAAGAAATTAGTGATTTGGTAAGATGCAACAGAGTAAGAAAAACAATCAAAAAAATAAATATTCAATCATTAATTCATATACTAAAATCTAAGAGAACAAATAAACAAATTGTTTCCTACATACCAAGAAACGACCAAAATATTATTATTAGAAAGTCAGTTATACATTTTCAACAATATGATAAAGGTATGCTTGTATTAACGTGTGGTGTAGGAAAAACTCTAATTTCATTATGGATTACACAAGAACTAATTTCATTATGGATTACACAAGAACTAAACTCAAATACTATTCTTATTGGTGTTCCTAATAAATTATTATTGGAACAATGGGAAAAAGATCTTTGGAATTTGGATTTGGTTCAAAGTGTTCCGTATTTAATTGTTTCAAGTGGTGTAGATACTAAAAATATAATTCGATTTTTAGAAAATAATCAAAAAAAATGTATTGTAATAACTACATATTCATCCGCACACAAAGTATATACTGCGACACAAGATACAAGGTTTGTGTTTGGTATGAAACTATTAGATGAAGTTCATCATTTAACTACAAATAATATGCGATTAGCAGATACTACAAAAACATATACTCAAATGTTAAACATTTCATCTGTAAAACAATTATCATTAACTGCTACACTTAAACAATTGGAAAGTATGCGTGATGATGGTATTGTAGTTTCAAATGATAATGTTGAATATTTTGGAGAAATAATTGATAGAAAATGTTTGTTATGGGCGATCAATGAAAATATTATTTGCGATTATGTTATTCAAACCATTATTACAAATGAAGAACAATTAGAACAACAATTATCAAGATTTCATATTATAGAAGAAAATGATAAGAGGTTGTTTTTGAGTGCGTTTGCATCTTTGAAAAGCATATTTGACGGACATTCACATCATTTATTAATATATTCAAATAACAAGAATAATTCGTTTAAATTAACTCAATATATAAAAATACTGTTAGACGATAATTACTTTGATATACCTGATTTATATTATTCAAATTACCATAGTGAAATGAAATCAAAAGACAAAACAAAAATAATAAATAATTTTGAAAAGGCGAAGTTTGGAATAATTACTTGTGTCTATTGTTTGGGTGAAGGATGGGATTTTCCATTATTGGATGGTGTTGTATTTTCTGAAAATATGACATCAAATATTCGTATAGTTCAATCCGCATTAAGAGCAAGTAGAAAAAACAAAAAGGATACAAATAAAAAAAACAAAATCATTTTACCAATTTTGAATAGAGATGACTGGTTAGAAAATAATGAAAATCCTGATTTGAAAAAGGTAAGAGAAGTTATTTATCAAATGGGTTTAGAAGATGAAACTATTACTCAAAAAATTAAGGTGTTTAGAATTGATATTGAAAAACAAAAACATAAAAAAAGAAAGAAAGAAAGAGAAATGGTTGATGAGTTTGGTGAATATGACGATGAATTAACTACAAAATTAAGGTTAAAAACAATAAAAAGAATCGCACTTTCTACAACATATGAAAAAGCAAGAAAAATAATAGTAAGTAAAAATATAAAAAATAAAGAAGAATATTTAGAATTGTGTGAAAAAGATAACAGATTATCAGATGAACCTGAAATAGTATTCAAAGAACAATTTACAAACTGGATAGAATATTTAAGTATTGAACGAATATATTATGATTTAGAAACTTGTATTGAAAAAGTAAATGAATTATTAATATTACATAATGAAATAAAAAATCATAATTTAGACTTGTCAATTGTATGTAAGGAATTATGTAAAATAGATGTGTTATTTCCACCAAATGGTTTATGGGTAGAATACTATAATGTAAAGGATTTGAGAGATTTAATTACTATAACAAATAAGAAAAAAAAGATGGGTGTTATTTTGTAAATATTCAGGAATTGTAATGTTTAGTAATAATTAAGGAAAAAATCCTTTTTTTTATAATATTTTAAAAAATTGATTTATTTTAATATAAAGAAATAATATCTTATAATACTATGGCAAGGTCAAAACAATATTCATGCGATTTGTGTAAAAAGGTCTTTAATCAAAAAATCGATTTCACAAGACACCAAAATAAGAAAGCACCTTGTATAACATTAACTGAAATGCAACAAATAAGTCAAACAAAAGAAGTTAAAATGGATAATAAAACAACACTTATTAGTGTATTCAAAAGTTCTTTAAATATATTGAGAGATAATGAAGGTTTAACTGGTGAGAAAGCGTTGAGAAATCTGTCTTATTTATTAATATTAAAATTACTTGAACCCCATTTTGGAGGTGAAATAAATATTGATGATTATGAATATGATTTTAGTCATATTGAAGATGAAATGATTGAAAAACATAAAAATAAATTATTAGAAATTGTTCGTTTCAGTAATCTGTCAAATGAAAAAGAGGATAATATTCCTGTAAATATGGAATATTTATGGGATGATATTTTATCAAATCATCCTACCACAAAAAATATATTCTTGAAAGGCAAAGGGTTTGATATTCAACACAAATCAACCTATAAAAAATTAATTGATAAACTAAACTCTCTTGACTTATCTCAAACTGAATATGATGTTTTGGGTAATGCATATGAAGAAGTTATTCAAGATATTATGACAGGTAAAGTGTTGGGACAATTCTTTACTCAACCATTAGTTAAGAAAATGATGGTGAAATTAATCAATCCACAAATACATCCTGACGGAAAAATAGATACTTGTGGAGACCCTACTATGGGAACTGGTGGTTTCTTGATTACCTATTTACAACATATTTTACAACAAGCAACCGCTAAAAATATTCAACCTGATTGGGATTTTATCAAAACCGAAGGATTATATGGTAAAGAATTAGAACCTGATACATATCAATTGGCGGTTTCAAATATGTTAATCTCATCAGGTCATATGTTTGAAAAATTAGACAGAGGAGATAGTATTCGTGTTCCTATAACAAGAAAGTTTGATAATATTCTTGCCAATCCACCATTTGGAATTAAGGGATTAAAATATGATGATTTTCAAAGTCCATTAAAAAGTGAATATGTTCCTATCAAAACAGATAATGCTGTTTCCTTGTTTATTCAAGCAATTATTTATATGTTGAAGATTAATGGAAAATGTGCGGTTGTATTACCTGACGGACAAGATTTATTTTCAAAAACAAATAAAACTCTTATTGCGGTCAGGGAATATCTTATGAAAACTTGTGATTTAAAAGAAATTATATATCTACCATCAGGTATATTTACATATACATCCATTAAAACTTGTGTGTTTTACTTTGTGAAAAAGAGAGAAGGAACTGATGTTTTAAAAGTAGATATAAAATATTCGAAGACCACACAAAAAGAAACTAAAAGAGATTACCAGTTTTCAAAAACACATCAAACAACCAAAGTCAAGTTTTATGATTACAATCCTTATGAAGATGTTAAAAATTTATTGGTTGAAGTTCCTATTGAGAAAATTGTGAGTAATTCATATTCACTTAATTATGCTGAATATATGAAAGATGAAACAGAAGAAGAAGAGTTCCAAGAGGGTGTTGTTGTGAAAACACTTGGGGAAGTTTGTAAGTTCTTACCAAAAAGTAAAAGAAATGCTAAATATGGAAATAAAGAAGGATTATATCCATTCTTTAAAAGTTCTATTAAAGTAGATAGTTATGTTGATGAACCTGATTATGAAGAAGAAAGTTTAATAATTGGTGATGGCGGAGAACCAAATATAAATTATGGTGTAAAGTTTTCAACAAGCGACCACTGTTATATTCTTCAAAATAAAAATAAATTATTATTAAATATCAAATATGGATATTATTATTTATATCATAATTTAGATATTATGTCTCAATTATATACAGGTGTTGCTATTAAAAATATTTCAAAAACAAATATTACTAATATAAAAATTCCAATCCCTTCACTTGAACGCCAACAAGAAATCGTAAAATATTTGGATTTTATATACGAAAAGGCAAACAAAACAAGTAATGATAAAATTACAGAATTGAAGCAACTGAATGAGTTTTGTTTGAGTAATCAAAAAATATTTGGCGAGAATACAAATAAAAAATTAAGTGAGTTATGTGAATTCATAAAAACTGGTAAAAATAAACCAACTGATAATAAAACAGGAACATTATATCCATATTATGGAACTGGTTCAATTACTGGTTATACTGATGAATATTTATATGATGGTTATTATATATTGACAGCACGAAATGGAACAATTGGTAATTGTTTCTTAACAGAAGGAAAATTCTTTCCATCAGACCATATATTTGTAATTGATATTAAAGATAAATGTTTAATGAAATATGTTTATTACATATTATCAAATAATGAAAAATTAGATAAACTAAAAACTGGTGTTGGAATACCAAATATAACAAAAGGAACACTTGAAAATATAATAATTCCAGTTCCATCACTTGAACGCCAAAAAGAAATTGTTGATTATTGTGAATATAATGATACACTCATCAAACAATTAGAGAAAGAGATTGAAAACAATAAAAAACAAGCACAACAATTTATTATAGGTATTGTAAAAGCACAAGTTCAAACAGAAGAACAAACTGAAACAAGTTCGGTAAATGCTGAAACAAATGAAGTCATTCAAGACACATTACCAATTGAAGAAGAAATCATAATTGAACCAAAGACCAAAATTATCAAGAGAAAAGTAAAGAAACCTCCCCTTATTGTTAAAGACGAAGATGTTGTTGTATAATTATTCAGGTAATAATGTAGTGTATATTTTAGTATAAGTAATTTAATTTATTATAAACATTTTTTTATTCCACATTTTATATAATGTCTGCGTATAAAAGCGAAGATTATAAATTAACTCCGGTTGAATGATAATATTTATACCAATTCAATTGAAAATTATTTCAGTATATTAAAGTCAAGATTACAAAAGTTAGATGGATTAACACGCGAAAAATTAAAAGAAAATATAGAAAGGTTATAAAAGATATACCAAATGAAAAATATGAAAATATATTTAAGGGAGAATATAATAGAACAGAAAAATATGTAAAGAAATCATCAAATAGAAAACGGAAACTAAAAAATACCTGCCTTAAAGTCGGCGTTTTAAATTTGCAAAGGTGTAAATGTCAAAAGGTCTAAAGATATTCATAATCAACTTTATTTATATAGCTGAAAATAATATGCCTAATAATATGAACAATGATCCTGTAAATTGGTATAATGAAATTTTATCAGAGAAAAACAAATAACTTAAAAAAAATAATAATATTGTCTCAAGTCCTGCCATAGCAACTCTTATTAATCCTAAAGATTCTTTGGAACTAATTGTTTTGATCCAAAAATAATTTCCAATAAAAAAAAATATACCAGCTAAAATAGGAAATACCCAATTTTGTGATTTTTCTAAATTATTTTTAAATAAAAATGGAATTGTAAATACTCCAATTGTGGATGTAAAAAGTAAAAATGTTTGTAAAATAGTATTATTCAATTCAAAACTTTTTCTCAAACATATTTGACCCATTACAAAAAATATAGTTCCAATTAATATTGAAATTACCCAATTCATTATAGTAGTTATATATTTATTTACACAATTACTTCGAGTTATTTTAACAAATGATAATTTTCAAATATTCTTGTATTTATAAATGAAAAAACTATGATTGAGCGACGATTAACATTTAGAGAGGCAGGATTAATTCAAACATTTCCCCCAGATTATGTGTTTAGTAAAAAAAAATATGGTCGCATATAAGTATATAGGAAATGCTGTTCCGCCTTTTTTGGGCTATTTAAATGCCGATAAAAGTCAATGGATTATGTAAAAGTCATTTTGCTTAAATATTTTTATTTTCAACTTGTAAGGAATTCTTGTCTATTTTAAATAAAATTGAAATAAAATTGAAATAAAATAATAGAAACAAAACACACAATGGAACAAATTATGGAAAACGAAGACATTAAACGAGTAATTTATTCGTTCGGATACCCCGAACATCGATGTTATATGAAAGAGATTTCCACACGATTAAATACTAATTTAGAATCTATAAAAGCAATCATTGACGCATGTGAGGATGAACAGGATGATCAGGATGATAACTCTATGAGTTACTATATAAAATGTAGATTTAAAAAAGACCAAATGATACAAATGTATCACCAAACGCGACGATGCTATTGTTGCACTCGCCATGCAAATTATAAACCCGACTTGTTTCGTGGCGATCTCAACAGCAACAAATCACCTAATGATCCACAAGAGCATTCTTACAACGAAGAATGTTATTGTTATTGTCGTCATATGTGTCGTTATGTGTACAGAGCCTATAAAAATAAATTTGGATAAGTGCGTGTGCTTGTTTTTTATTTTATTCCATTTCTTATATGATTTGTTGAATGAGTATATCAATATATTCGCAATAATTTACAATTTATTGTTGGCGTTCTAGAGATGGATTCAAGAGTTCCTTTATATTTGGAATTCTAACACCAGTTTCTAATTTATCCTTTCGCGAAATTGGAAATACCCATTTAAAAATATTTTCTGACTTATACCACGGATTGTCACGAATATAAATCGTTCCATTCATACACATTCAAACTATTTTTTTTTTAAATTTTATATATATATATGCGTATACCACGTTTGACCATTTCTGGAAAAATACAAGACCTTAGTCGCAAAAAAAAATCTCAATTAGACGATTTATATGAACAACCTATTGAAGTTTTGTCTATTTTAGATACCAATTTGTCTCTTATTCCAGAATTACCTGAATCCCTAGAGATGTTTTATTGTAATCGAAATAGAAGATTGACCCAATTACCGAATTTAGAAGACACAAACGTTCGAGTATTAGAATGCAGAGACAATAAACTGACTTCTTTACCACCTTTATCAGAAAATATAAAAATGATTGACGCAACAGGTAATGAACTATCTCATTTTCCAAATGTTCCACATGGTTTAGATGCTTTGTACGTTTTAGACAATCCATTCACAAAAAAAATAAAAGAATTAAAAAAAATGGTGGATTATATACGTGCTAATCCACAATGTAGTCATGATTTAGATATGATAATAGATTTGCCTACCCATCATTCTTTACAATTGGTAAAAAATAACTCATCACGATTACCAAGTAATATAATTCGAACCATTAAATCTTATAGTAAGGCTGGAGACAAAAAAAGGCGTAGTCGAAGAAAAGGATAAGTTATTTTAATCTAAATATAAAGACTCATTACTTATATGGAAGAAAATCTAATTCAAAATATAAAAACTTGGATGGAACTTGACCGAGACATAGAAGGACTACAAAAAAAAATGAAAGAACTAAAAACAAAGAAAAAGACAGTAACTGAAAATTTGACTAAAATGATGAAAAATAATAATTTAGATTGTATTGATGTCACTAGTGGACGAATTCGTTATGTAAAAAACAAAGTAAAAAAAGGAATCAATCAAAAATATTTATTGTCTATTATGGAAAAATATTGTGAAAACAAAGAAGATGCTCAAAAAATATGTGATTTTATTCAAGACAATAGAGAAATAAAAGAAAATGAAAAAATACAATTTAAACGAGATAAAATACCTTCATAATATAATGTTTGAAAGTTCGGCAGTAAAAATTGTATTTTGGATTATGTTTATATTCTTGTTTTATAATTTATTAGTAAAATTAGTGGTGTTCATTGGTTTAGATGAATTCATGTCTCGAATGTATATTTTTTGGATTAGTATTATTCTTTTGTTTATATCTATTTTGAATGTAGAAAAAATTGATTTAAATAGTTAATATAAAGTAAACTAATGGAACGTGCCATCAAACAAAAGATTGAACAATTTTCGCTCGATTTCAAGCATAATATACAATTATGGTTGAAAGAAAAACAAATCACCGATGGTGAAGGAACCGACCAAACCCATAGTTTTATGCAATATATATTTGATTATGAAACACTTGTATTAGAACCAGATGATTTTAAAAAGCGCAAACGTATCAAAAACAATATTCCAAATTACGAACGGTGTTGTGCTTTAAGATGCGATAAAGATAGATGTACACGAAAGAAAAAGAAAAATGGATATTTTTGTGGTACCCATAGCAAGGGTACACCTTATGGTACAATCGAAGATATTGGAAAAAAAAATAATGTGACTAAAATTACTATATGGTTGGAAGAAATAAATGGTATTCATCAATATATTGATGAACATGGAAATGTGTATTCTACTGAAGATATGAATAGTGGAATAAATCCACCACGAGTTATTTCAAATTGGATAAAAGATTCAAATGGAAAATATAAGATTAAATAAATGAATATCGAATAAATTATTATTAATTTAAAAATTCTGGAAAAAAATAAAAATAGAAATCAAACACTTATTACACGTGATACTTATTTTAATAAAGAACCTCAAAGTTTAGTTCCAGAATGTTTTAGGCGATAGAATCGTCAAGATAATCGCAATGAAGCCATTAAAAAAATATTTTGATTGTAAATTGTAGATTATTTTTTTTTACAAAAGACACCGAACTATCTGAAAATATGAACTAAAGAAATATTTATCCTCTTCTATAAAGGGTCTTCAATATTTGAAAGATACATATTCAACGTGTAATCAAATGTTTCAAGAATAGAGCTTATTATAGAAAAAATAAAGAGTTAATATATATATGAGTGTTAGGCGTAGTATTGAGATATCAAATTATGAAAAGGAGCAGGATGAAATGGAAAAAAGTAATTTTTTTATGCGAACCATAAATTACTTTTCTTTGAATTGGTTTTCCTTTGACTTTCCTAATTTTGAATGGTCGGAAATGAACTGGTCAGTTGTATTGTATATATTTCTTGTATTGTGGATTGTATTTAGTATATTGTCTATAAGGAAATATTTGAGTTGCGAAGATAAGTTTTTTTATATAATGTTAAGTATTTTACCTATTGTAAATGTTGTATTATATTTTGGAGATTTTTGTAATTTATCCATTGAAAAATATAATGATTACAATTATAATACTCGTTCTAATGTTAATGGTCAAGGATTTATAAATAGTGAGATAGTTTATCCATCTGTTGTACAACGAAAAATGAAAAATAATAATATCATAATGAATAAGGAAACTAACAATCGTTTAATGGATAAATCAAATAACAATCTACCAATGAATAATATAAGCAATAAACGTTCATTGAATAAGGCAAATAACAATCTACCAATGAATAATATAAGCA